CTCTTGAATGTCAACGTGCTCGGTCCCGTGTTCACGGATCTCAACTACATCAGACCAGTCGTTTCAGCAGTTGGCGCAAGGGCTATGCCAGACGGCGGAACGTCCAAGACCTTTATTCGCCCAACTTGGACGACCCATCCGAGCGTAGGTTCTCAAGGTTCTGAGCTCGGTGGCGTATCCGCAACCACCCCAGTAATTGCAAGCAATGTGGTCACAAAGACCACTCTCGCTGGACAGGTCACCCTTTCAGTGCAGGACATTGACTTCACTTCGCCAGCCGCAATGCAAATTATTTTGCAAGACCTCGCTGGACAGTACATGTTGCAGTCAGACGCAGTTGCTTGTGCAGGAATCCTTGCTGGCGACACCGCATCAGGATCTACTTGGACAGTCACAGCAAACGATCCAACATCGTTGATTGCTGCACTGTATGACGCAGCAACAGACATTCTTGCAGCAACCAACTTCTTGCCTGACCACATTTTTGTCAGCCCAGACGTATGGAAAAAATTGGGCAGCCAGTTGGATGTCGACAAGCGTCCAATTTTCCCATACACGGGCGCCGCAGGCCTCATGGGTGTGAACGGAATGGGCAGCGCAAACGTGACCATGATGAACACATTTAACCCACTGGGCTTGAATTTGGTCGTGGACAGAGGATTTGCCGATAACACCATGGTGGTAGCTCGTGGTTCTGCTATCGAGTTCTATGAGCAGATCCGTGGCATTATGTCGGTTGAAGTACCGAGCACATTGGGCCGCACATTCTCTTACTATGGTTATGTCTCGACATTCATCGCTGACGGCGATCAAGTCAAGTCCATTGCTATCGCCTAGTTAGGGGCCCGCTATGGCGGTCTTTACCGTTACTTTCCATCAGCGTTTGGATGACTACGCAGTTGTCCAGACGTTGACGGATACGGATATCAATCCGGGACAAACATTCACGCTGGCGTCACTGGGGCACGGCCTCAATGGAACACACGTTGCGTATGCCTGCCCGCAGTATTTGTTTATCGGCGTTGACTCGCAAGGTGACTTGCTTTTTGACGCAGGTACACCAATCCCAAATCAGGTTTTGTTTTATGACGTGGGCGATGACCTCGAGCGTGGCACCACAAACTCAACAGGCACTTTGACTTTCACGCCCACTTGCACGTGGGTGAGTGATGGACAAATCGAGGATTATCTGGGATTAGAGCTCACGGGCGCTGGAGATGGAGCATTCCTAGTGCAGTGTGCGGCAGCGGCAAACGCTTTCGCCTATCGCCGCAGATCCGAGAGCGGGTACACCGATTCGCTTTCCGTAGTCCCGTCCGGTGATGTTTCTTTAGGGACAATCATGGTTGGAGCCGCCTATTTCAGGCAGCGTGGAGCATTCAACACGCTTGCATCATTTGACGGGATGGGCATCCCACCCGCCAGCGGAATCACTCCCATGATCATGCAGCTCTTGGGTATTAACCGCCCACAGGTTGCCTGATGCCATACACAGATTTATTTAACGAAACTATTGATGACATTTCTGCATCATTGGCAACCATCACGGGCTTACGAGTAGTAACAGACCCCAGGAATATCAACCCGCCTTGCGTGTTCATTGACGCCCCAAGCTTTGAAGCGTTCAACGCAAACATTGCGGACATGACATTCCCAATTCGTGTGATCACAATCGGCCCAGCAAACCTTGACGCCTTGCGAAACGTGCTCAGCATTTGCGCCAAACTTTTACAAAAGAATGTCGCCGTGACTAGCGGGTCACCTATTAGTCTGTCAATCGGCGGGCAAGAGCTCGCCGCATACGATCTGACAATCCGAGTGAAAGCGCAAGCAGCATGAAATACACAATTGTGAGCGAGCTGGTGGGAACACCGGGCGCTGAATTCCATCCTGAAGAGGGCATCAATGTTGAAGCTCTGCTCGAGGGCGGATTCATTAAGGCCGACAAAGAAATCAAGACCGCAAAGAGCGAGGACTAAACATCATGGCAACTTCCACATATCTCTCAAATCCTATCGTGACCGTCAATAGCGTTTTGCTCACTGGCTTTGCCACAGCAGCGACAATGACTCGAAACATCACTGCAGCCGATGTCACCGCCTTTGGCGAGACATCACGCACCTACGGCGCAACGCTCGCAGATGACGAATTGACCGTCTCGCTTTACATGACCTACGGCGCATCAGAGGTGTACGCAAGCCTCAAGGCTCTTGTGGGAACCCGCACCACCGTCAAGGTGAAGCCAACCTCAGCTGCTGCATCAGCCACGAATCCAGAGATGGTGCTCACAGGGGCGTATCTCGAATCGCTACCAGTGCTCCAGACGAGCCTCGGGGAGATTTCGCAGGTGGACATCGTGTTCCGTGGCGGTGTCTATTCAGAGGTAGTGGCCTAAAAAAGCCAACAACGAAAGGGACCAAATGAAACTCACATTGAAAGTGGACACGGGCTCAGGCCCGTACACCGTGACAACAAACTTGCACACCATCGTGCTTTGGGAACGCAAGTACCGGACCAAAGCTTCCAAGCTCGCTGAGGGCATTGGCATGGAGGATCTGGCATTCTTAGCGTTTGAATCCGCCAAAGCTGCAGGCATTGAAACACCAATCGTGTTTGACGATTACCTCAAGACCATTCAGGAAATTGAGGTCATGGAAGAGGAAACCGTAAACCCTACGCAGGGGGAACCCACCGTCACCTCCTAGCCCAAGTGCTAGTGAATTGCGGATGGTGGCCCCCAGCCATCGAATTTGATTTGAACGATCTTGCAACAGTTGTTCGAATCATCAATGAAAGCCGCAAAAAATGAGCGCAAATTTCACGTTAGAAGTTGAGGGAATCAAAGAGGCTTTGCGTGACATCAACAAAGTGAGCCCCGCTTTGCGCCGTCAAATAACCAAAGACTTCAAAGAGATTGTGGCGCCCGTTGTGAAAGACGCACGGCAACGCAACCCGCAAGAGCCACCGCTCTCTGGTTTCGTCCGCAAGTGGACCACCAAAGGCGGGTTTGAAATGTTCCCGTGGGATCCAAAAAAATCTGACCGTGGAATTGCAGCTGGTACTTCAGGCAAAAAACCCAAGCTCTTCAATGGCATGACTCAAAACCTTTCAGCGTTTTTCATTCGCTGGAAAGGCCCACAGTCCACGTTGTTTGAAATGGCCACCAAAGGAAACTTGGGCGGAAACCTTGACGCCAAACATGGCTTCCCCGGGCGTGTGATTTGGAAATCATGGGACGCTCATCAAGATGAGGTAATGCGCAAGGTCAAAGACCTAGTTGATGGGATAATGAAGCAAGCAGACAAAGCCCAGAGGAGCCTCCCTAAATGAGTATCAGAATTCCCATTGTTTCCCAGTTCTCAGACAAGGGCGTCAAGCAAGCTGAAAAGGCTTTTGGATCACTGAAGAATTCTTCAGACAAGATGGGCAAGGCCATGAAAGTGGCAGGCGTTGCCGCCGCCGCTGGTTTGGCTACCGCTGCTTATGCCGCTTGGGATTTTGCCAAAGCCGCAATGGAGGACGAAAAGGCAGCTGCAGAGCTTGCACGTCAACTTCAAAAAACAACCGGCGCAACTGACGCACAGATTGATTCCGTGGAAAAGTGGATCACCACAGTGTCTTTGGCTACGGGGACCGCTGACACAGATTTGAGGCCAGCCCTCGCCCAGATAACTCGAGCCACCAAAGATGTCACCAAAGCACAAAGGCTTTTGACACTGGCACAAGACATCAGCACAGCAACTCAAAAACCATTGGCAGCCACCAGCAAGGCAATTGCTATGGCGTACTCAGGTCAGTTTGGAGCGCTTCGAAAGTTAAGCCCCGAAACCGCAAAGCTCATTAAGGCTGGCGCTTCAGCGGATGAAGTTTTCAAATCATTGGAAAACACATTTGGCGGGGCAGCAGCCACCGCTGCAGACACCACCGCTGGCAGATTCCAACGGTTCCAAGTTGCCGTGGATGAGCTCAAAGAGGGATTGGGATCAGCGCTACTTCCAGCCATGAGCGCAGTGTCAGGTTTCGCCGTCAACACTCTCATTCCCGCATTCCAAAGTTTCCAAGATTCCGTGGACAAAAACGGTTTCCAAAAGACGATTAAAAACTATTTTGACAACGCCAAAGCATGGGTGACCGGTGACGGCCTCAAAGACTTTGCAGCAAGCCTGCAGAAGATGGGTCAGGCTTTGGTGGATTGGGTTGGTCCACGCATCAAGCCATTCGTGAAGAAACTGGGCGAGCTAATCGCAGCGGGCGCTAATTGGCTTTTGGATGTTGGTCTGCCTTTGTACGTGGACAAGATGAAAGAGCTCTATGGCACTTTTGTCAAATGGATTAAGCCACAGATTGCTCCCATGCTTAAAGAGCTTGGAGTGCTGATTGGAAAACTTGCTGAATGGGCCATCACCGTTGCTCTTCCAAAGCTCGTGAAGATTGCTGCAGAGTGGCTGGTGGCGCTTGCTGGTTTTGCTAAGGAAGTCGGACCCGAAATTATCAAGGGCCTGATTATTGGCATTGGTGAAGTTGTCGCAGCTCTTGGGCGTATCAGCAAAAAACTTTTGGACGGCTTCATTGATCTTGGAAAAAAATTAGGCAAAGCAATTGCCAACGGAGCCATTGGTGGTTTCAACTCCCTCATTGACGGTTTCAATGATGTTTTGGAATTCAATGTGCCTTTGGGCTTTGGTAAGAGCCTGACTGTGAACCCGCCTGACATTCCCCACATTCCTGCCCTAGCAAACGGCGGCATAGTCACGGGCCCTCAATTAGCGCTCATTGGCGAGGCAGGTCCAGAAGCTGTGATCCCTCTCGACAAGATGGGCTCAATGGGTGGCAATACGTTTGTGATCCAAACAGGCGTGGGTGACCCCGTAGCCATCGGGCGTGAGATTGAAAGAGTGATGCAGCGCTACCAGCGCCGTACAGGAGTAGCGGCCTAATGCCCTATCCCACGCCAATTGTTGAAATTGGATTTGACCACGGCCCCTATGAGCTGAACCCCACGTGGACACCCGTGACCCAATGGGTTTGGAACATGACCATTGACC